CTTCCGTCACTGTTTGCAAAAATCACTACGTTTAGAAGCCATAGTATCATACATGAGATTAAGAGAAACAATGAAACGACAACATAATTGGATAATACATAAAGTTGATGAATTAACTAATTATTCTGAAATGAAAAAATTAGATCCAAACAAAAAAATAAGGACAAAACATGCAATAATAAAAGCGATTCAAGAACTTGATAGGAAAGAAGGACTCGTTCATAAAAATGTCATTCCCTCCACAAATAATATCCGTAAATATGTTATGAAATATAAAGTATCGATATATCCTGCTTTTCCAACTGTTGAAGACTATCTCAAACAGATCGATGCGTTTGATTGGTTTATTCCAAACAGAAATATTCAAAATTTCTTACCCACAATGAATCTTAAAGTCATTTCTGTAAAGTCCATAGGCACCCATAAAGTTTTTGATATTCAGGTTGATAAAACCGAATCCTTTTTGGCAAACGGAGTTGTTGCTCATAATTGTATGATATCTCATGGTGTATCTCGTTTTTTAACTGAAAGATTATTTGATATGTCTGATATATTTTCTGTTCCACTCTGTTCGGATTGTGGCACTATGCCCCATACCAACGAAATATGTAATGTTTGTGATTCTTTGAATATAACAAGGATACTTATACCCTATGCTTGTAAATTATTATTCCAAGAACTAATGGCCATGGGAATTAAAATAAATATGTTTACGGATGATGATACAAAATTAATTAAAAGATTAAAAGATTGTAATTTAAAGAAATTGATATAAATTTAAAAATAAAAAAAAAAAGGTGACAAATTAAATATGAATTCAATAAAATCCATACCCATCTCCTCATTACATTTAGATGATCAAAGTTTTAGTTCCAAGACATTCGATACAATTCAAAATTCTTGGACTTTACAAAAAAAAATGGATGTCAAAGGAAAAACAAATTATAAATTAATCAATGAATCTTCTGAAAATTCTTTTTATAAAAAAAAAAATGTAAAACATTTGAAAAAATCGACTCATAGATCGATTGGATCATTTAGTAATCCTGTTAATAATCTAAAAAATCTTTCGACCTTGGAAATTATAAAATCTGTAAAACGTATCAAAAATAATGAGGATGCTCTTGAAAAAAAAACCAATTCTGTTAAGGAAATTACTGAAAAAGAAAATCCAAATCCTAAAAATAATGTTTTATTAGATAGATTTGTTTTATCCGAAAATAATAAAATTTATAAAGATATGATTCTGGGGATTCATAATCGATTTATAAACTATTCAGATGTGAATGATATGATTCAAAAATCATTATATAACGGTCATTTATACTCAAATGCAAACTTTATAAATTCTATAAACGTCATTTTGAGTTATTCCGGAATATCTCCAATCGAGAATATGACTATCTCTATTTGGCAATTAGTCATGTACCCTCAGTTTGATTTAATGAATATAGAAAATATTTTAGTGAAAGAAATACAAATGAATAAAGGAAAATATATATATAAAAAGATTGAAAAACAGATATCTTCCTTAGGACAATTATTTTTAACATTTCATATACAACAAGAAAAAGAAGGAAAATTGAGCATGAAATATAATTTAGAACTCACAAAAACCGAGATGGATGATAAAGGTGATATTTTTAAAAGCATAATGGAAGAAAAGGATAAAATATATTTTGATTTTGATGTAAATAATGCCGAAGACGAAGAACCTAAAAAAGAAAAAGATTTAAATATAATTGAAACTCCAATTGAAACTCCTAAACTATCCAAAAATATTTTTGGTGATTTTATTAAACAAGTGAATCAAAACAACATTCCTATTTTTTCTGATAAAAAGGATGAAATGAGTGAATCAAACAGTATTCGTACACGAAAAAATATATCCAATATAATCTATGATAATGAAGATTATGATTTTACAGAAAAAGATTCAAATGATGTTAAAAATATCTTGTCCATCCTTAAAAATCAATAATTTAAATTAAAAAAATATAATTTAAATAAAAATTATGATTATTCATCTAGATTCTAATTATAGGAACAAATCTTTGTATCCAAACCCAGGTAATTATGTAATTGATATTAATGGAACTCCACCTGATAATTCGATTATGTTTGATAGTCGAGGTTGTTACGAAACAACGCAGGCTCTATTATTCAGTTTTCAGTATTTTCAATATTATAAAGGTACAATACCGTATGAATCTTTTATGAAAAATGGTTTATGGGCTGTAAAATTAAAATTTTATGATCAGGATCTTTTTAATCTCATAGACCTTTATTCTGAAAATGCTCAAAATTTTTTAGTAGGCTATGAAGTAGTTGATATCGAAACACGATACAGTTCATTAATTACCAATAGTTTTAAAAATCAAGATAGTTATTTTTGTATATTACAAAATAAAATTTCAAATCAGAATAAAGGAAAACTAACTATTCAGAATCCATCAAAAAGTTTAAAATATAATTTATTAATTAATGGATTTTCTAAATTTAATCAAGTTCCAGGTCAAGGGTTTTATCAGAACGAAGGAGTTGATTTAAATTCTGTAATTATAAATCTAACCCAAAATAAAGTCTCAAGGATACAAAATTTAATCTTTCCCTATCGTAATATTATTATCGAAAATAAAGATTTTGATTGGGATAATGGAGATTATTTAGCCGTTTACAATCAAAAAAATGATTATAATCTAAATCTATCCATTCCCATTATTAATGTTTTCCCCGTTTCTCTTTATACTTTTGATATATTATCAATTAATTTTGATATAAATGACACAAATATTGGAGATTTATTTCTGAGTGATTTTGGAGATCTAAGCGATGATCCTGTTATACCCATTATAGATAATTACATTGTCTTTCAAGAAGATTATTTTGTAACGAGTCCAAGTAGAAAAATAGTTTTGATGGTAAAGAATATTGTCAAAAATAATGTAGTTTTCCAAATAGTGAATCCTGGCAATCAAATTATTAAAGGAACGTCTTATACTTTACGAAAAATTGACAATAATTTACATACAATTTTAATAAGAGCAAAGTCAACCTCTTATTGTTTAAAATTAAACGAGGATATAAATTTCAACACTAAAAATAGTTTCATGTTTTTTCTGAGTAAATTTATTTCTATTCCATTTTATAGTGTCGTTCAAACACAAAATTCCATGATTTCAAAAAATTTATTATTTATAGAAAATCCCGATTTCTTTTATAAAAACAGTATTTATTTTAATTCAATTACTAAAATATTCATTTATTATAAAATCGCCTTTCTATATTATTTTAATTATTTTCCAAATCTTCCTTTACCTCTTTCTAACACCCCTCTGGCTTGCTATGAAATTATATTAACTTCAATTTCATTACCTAATCTCCCTATTTGTGGTACCAATCTTTTATTAGCCGATTTTCCTTATGTTTTTGTGACATTTGGAAATTCAACTAATATAGACCCTCTTGCTTTATCGAGCACATTATCGATTGGGGGTTTGTATTCTAATAATCCTAATGCTCTATATGCAACCTTTTTATGTCCGATTGCAAATATTCGTTCTCCGGATATCGTGAAATATGTTGTCGTTCGATCAGGCCAGATTGTTACTGCAAAATTAAATCTTTCCGAAAATCTCAGGTTTTGCGTGTATTTACCTGATGGATCATTACTTCAATTTTCAGAAAGATATCTTATAAATTTTTTTTCTGAAACGATTCAATCGTCAACAAATGAATGTAATAATCAGGATAATTTAACCACGCCGACTTTTATTTTTCCCTACAATGATTATATATCGATATCCGCAACATTTACTATCGATAAGTTATAATCTTAAAAAAAAAATATCTTGAATAATGAAAAAACTAATAAAATGATGAGTACGATTGGAATTATTATCGATATATATTGACTTATTTTGCATGCCGTATTCATTGATAAATTAATATTTATTTTATCGAGGGCTTTTGTGAATAACGCAGCATTTTTATTTTGGAATGCAATCATTGGAAATATTCCATATTTTTGAGCATTAGAAATATTTAAATAAAGTTTATCAATATGCTGATTCATATTTTTATTCCCGTTTTCGGTATAATTTAATATTTTTTCCATCCCTCTTTTACTAAGCATATAGGCATGCGTCAATAATGGAGAACTTATTTTTACAATATTGGATGTAATAAAAAAAGAACATAATATAGGCCAATTGCAATAACCAAAATAAAAAATATCCCATTCATTATTTGATAACCATTTATTGATGTTTTCCATGTTTATATTTTTTGTGTCGACGATCCGGGCATCTTCTTCAAGAATAAGTATCGTATCATAATTATTATTATAGGCTTCTTGAATTATTTTAATATGATTTTGAGTGATATCTTTTGCAATCGTGTCCACGGTATTATGTTTAATGATATTCCATAGAGAAAGATCTATTTTTCCTTCGTTTTTATCGATCGATATTCCATTCACATTAAAATATTGTATCTTGGTTTCAGGGAAAAATTTTTTTACATTTTGTTCCAATTCTGAAGGGTCGTTTTTTTTTAATTTCAAAACATAAATCACATCAATTATTTTTAACATTTGTAAAAGAAGTGTTTATGCTTTAAATTATTTTTTTTAAAAAATGATTTTTACTATTTTTTTCACACACAAAAATGTGTATTTTTAAAAAATTATGTAATCAATCTTTTTTCTTACAGGTTTTATGGACCAAGAAATATGTTTTATCTGTTATGGAGATGAGGAAGAAAAATTAATGACATTGAACGAGTATGGTGGATGTTTATGCAAAGGGAGCATCAAGATACATTATCATTGTTTTAATGAATGGGTGCATGCAAAAAAATCATTACACTGTTCAATATGTAATTCGCCGTTTTCGGTAACAAAATTATCGAAATTTATTTCATCGCAGGATTTGTTAATTGCTTTCTTGGAAAGCGATTGTCAAGAAAATGATGATTTTTGTATTTTAAATTTAGATAATTTTTTAGTGATGCCCATATATTTTGATAATTTTAAAATAAAATTTTATAAACCCGAACATCATGATTTATATTTAAAAGTTATAAATTCATTACGATATTCGGAACGATATATAATTCTACACAATATGATGAAAGTGATCATTTCATTACTTTTACGCTGTCCCGTTAAACTAACATAATCCATTTTTACGGAACAATTTTTTTTCGATACATCATTAGAATTTTTAAAAAAATATCATTTTTAAGTATGACAAAATTATTAAAAAAATTTATTCAAAAATTTTTTAATAAAAGATTATGCAATCAAACTTAATTAGATCAGAGCAAATTCTATTTCAAATTAATTTACGAAAAAATATGAAAAAAAATTTGCAATTACTTAAAAAAAATATAATCAAATATCCGATTTTATCTTTAGTTCCATTAGATTTATTAAATGATATTTGTTTTAATTTTCCATATTTGTATACTTTCATTCAAAATATAAATTATGAAATATTATTAAAAGATAATTCTTTTGAAATATTAACTGTTGAACTTAAAAAAGAATACTTGGCAAATTTATTAAAATTTTTAGATAATAGATTAAATAATATAAATTTAATACGATTGAATAAATCTGAATTATATTTTATCCTTATTGATATAATAAAAAAACCATGTCCATTATCTAATTTTTTTATTCAAGATATATTTGAAATTTCATCATTATATAAAGAAAAATATAAATATAATTCTTATATAGATATATTTCAAACAACATTTTATTATATTTTAAATTGTGAATATAAAAATGAAAATGTTGACTTGAAAATAAATCATAAAAATGAAAAATTTAAATTTCCGATAGATATAAATATTGATGAATTTAAAAGACCGGTTATAATAATTGACGTTGCAAATCAATTTAATCAAGAATTTAATCCAATTTTGAAAACTTATAATGAAAGAATAAAATATCTAAAAGAAAATATGTATGAAATTTTAGAAAAATTATTTAAAATTCATCAAGAACCAAATTTAATGGTTTTATTTATTAATCAAGCAGATAGACATAAAAAAAATAATTGTCCCGAAATTATAAATATTTTGAAATGGTTTAAACAAGCTAAATTCGATTTATTATTAAAAGGTGATATTAATACACCATTTGATAGAAAGGTTTTATATATCACAATACCTTGTTATTTATTCTTATATCCAGAATTATTTTATCCAAATAAAAGTAGAGTTTTATCACGACCTTACTATTTTAATAACGGTTTTGATGAACCAGGTTATCCTAAATCATTAGGAAATGGTGGATATTATGAAAGAACTGAATATAAAAAAGATGCACCACATTTAACATATAAACAAGAAATTCAAAATATTTTTTATGACAAATATGGGAGAATGTTATATAACCCAAATATAGATACAGGTACAAAAACCAATAAACATACATTTAAAGATCATTATGGTTATAATAATACTTTTATTAATCATATACCTAATTATAAATATTTAAGAATAAATGATCCAAAAGAATATGAGGATGAAAATATATTTAAAGCAAATTATAAACCTTATTCAGAATTTAAAAATCTTAAAATTGCTGATAATTATGAAAAAAGACATAGAGGACAATTAGAAATATATCAAGGACAAAATAAATATCAAAATTATGTAAAGGAGGAAAATGAATGTACAGGACATGGAATTCATAAAAATGAAATTGATGATTATATGATTGGTATATTATTATTTATTCATTCAAAAATAATGATTGAATGTCAGGATTATGTTCCATTTAAAGCTAAATGGTTAGTTTTTAGTCGTGATAATTATAAATGGTTGAATCAAAATTTATTAAAATCAGAATATATAATAAAACATGATAATTTTTTACAATATATAGAAAATAATCAAAAACAAAAATCATTATATATATCAAATAATAATACAAAAATATTAATAAAAGATTTGGGTTTGTACCGTTATATACATGATAGAAATAAATTTTATAAATTATTACAAAGTATTATAAAAATTAATAATATTCATGGTTAATTTCTTTCAAAATAATAAAATGATAACTTCTCCTTAAATTTTAAACTAATATAATCCATTTTTTATGTTTAAAAATAAAATGACTTTTTACAAAATTTTATCTCTAAACATTTTATGCGGTACATTTTTTTTTCCGATACCTATTTTACGATTTAAAAAACAGATTAAAAAAATAATCGAATTAGATCCGGAAATAATTTGTTTACAAGAGTTTAATAATTTTGTGATTGAATACTTTTATAAAAAATATCTTTCATCAGAATATAATTTTATTGTTTTCAGGATATCATTAATAGAATTTTTTAGAAGAATATCCTTGTTATTTTCTATATTATTGTTAAGTCTCTATACTAATATTTATTTATTTTTATTCATGATTGTATGTATTATAAATCCTTATTTTTTTAACTTCTTTTTAGGAAACCAAGAAACCGGAAATGCGATATTAGTAAAAAAAAAAATTTCATTTAAAAATCCAAGCATGTACAAATTTATCAATCAATATGGTGATTGTTTGAATATAATTAGATATCGAGGATTTCTTAAATTACAGATTAATGATTTTACTGTGGTAAATACACATTTAAATAATTCCAATTATAGTCAACCACAAATAATTGAATTATTAAATCAATGCACAGAAAATAAAATTATCATATGTGGAGATTTAAATACAGATCAAATTTCATTATTTAAAATATACGGATTTAACGATTGCACAAGTCATTTAGGTTTTACGTATCGGAATGAAAATCCTTTAGTTCCGTTTTATATTCAATCTAAAGTAATTGATTATATTTTCT